ACAGAGACAGGCGCAGAGGAAGAAGAAGAAACCACAGAAACAACAGGAACAGAAGAAGAAGAAACAGAAGAAAACCCTCCCGGCATTACTGAAGAAATGTTTAGTGATGTCGTAGAGCAAATTAGAGCAGATAATGAGGTAACTACAGAAGAAATTATAAGTGCTATAAATGCCCTTGGTGTTGCTGACTTACCAACTCTAGCTCAAATACAAGAGGCGTTCCCTGAGCTTAATGACGTATCTCTTGAGCAGATTAGCGACACTGTTTCTACTTTGTTGTCTGAAGCAGGCTTGTTAACTACTGAAGATTTTAATACCGCTATGGCCGGTGTTTTGACTCCAGATCAGCTTGCTACTGCTTTGGCTGATTTGCCTTACGGGACTCTTGAAGATTTTGTTGAGGCACTAGGAAACGCTGGTTTTGCAACTCCAGCAGACATTGCTACTGCTTTATCTGAGTCTGGTTTAGCAACACCAGAAGACATTGCTACTGCTTTGTCAGAGTCTGGTCTTGCTACTCTAGAAGAAATAGTTGAAGCCTTTACAACGTCTGGATTAGCTACTTCAGAAGATATTGCAGGACTAGCAAGGGCGCTTTCACAGTCAGGTTTTGCTACGCCTCAGGATATTGCTGACGCGCTAGATGCGGCTGGTTTAGCAACACCTCAAGACATTGTTGACGCAATAGCAGAAGCAGGTTTAGCAACCCCAGAAGACGTAGCTAACGCACTGGCAGAATTTAACTTCAGTGATGCTCAACTAGAACAAATTGTTAATGCTCTTCCAGAGGGTTTAACTAGGGGCGACTTAACAGACGCTCTAGCAAACGTTGTAGTTGGAGAAGACTTAGACGCGGCGGTTACAACAATTACTGACGCTATTGGCGCTCTTGACATAGCCAGCGCACAAGACGTTAGGGACGCTCTATCAGAATTTAACTTTACCGAAGCCCAACTACAGCAAATTATTGACGCACTCCCAGAAGGTTTAAGTACGTCTGATTTGTCTGATGCTTTGTCAGATGTAGTTATAGGAGAAGATTTAGACACTGCTGTAACCACCATTACTGATGCCATAAGTGGTTTAGACATAGCTAGTGCACAGGACGTTAGGGATGCGTTAGCAGAGTTTAACTTTAGTGACGAACAGCTTGCCCAGATAATTAACGCTCTTCCTGAAAACTTAACTGTTGAAGACTTAGGAACAGCGCTAGAAGGTATTGTAGTAGGCGAAGATTTAGACACCGCTGTAACTACTATTACTGACGCTATCGGCAATTTGGCAGTTGCTAGTCCAGATGATATTCGTGACATTTTAGCAAATTACGGATTTACTGAAGAACAACTTGAGCAAATTGCAGGGGCTATTACTATACCGGCTTCCGCAACTATTGCTGATGTCCAAGAAATTGTTGATGGTATTCCTGCAGGTTTAACAGCTGAAGAAGTAGCCACAGAATTAAATAGCCAGTTTGAAGGCATTACTGAAGATATTGCAGGAGTTCAGACTGGAATTGACGAGTTGGCTGAACAGTTAGGTCTGTCTACAGAAGGTTTGCTTACTGCTATTGCCGGACTAGGTACTACCACAGGGGAAGACCTTACTGACCTACAGACAAACATTCTTGAAGGTTTAGGAAGTCTTTCTGACGATTTAGGCGTAGACATTAGTGACGTAGTTACTTCTGTTACTGATCTTGAATCCGGTGTTGCTGAAGGCATCGAAGGTTTAGGCGAGCAACTTACGGGTGTCGAAGAAGCAGTAGGCGGAGTAACTACAGCAGTAACCCAAGGCGTAGAAGACCTAGCAGAGGCTTTAGGCGTACAGACAGACGATATTACGTCCGCCATTGTTACTTTAGGTTCGGGCCTTGGTGGAGAGCTTACTGAGTTAGAAACCAATGTTCTTCTGGGCTTGACAAATCTTGCAGACTCTTTTGGAACCGACGTTGGAACAGTAGTAGATTCAATTACTGGTCTTGGTACAGGCTTGGGTGAAAACATCCAAGGTTTGTCTGATACTTTAGTAGAGCAACTAGGGGCAGGCTTTGGTGGTATAGGCGGTCAACTAGAGGCGGGCTTTGGACAACTTGGACAACAACTTGGGTTAGCGACACTGGGCTTGTTTGGTCTTGGGGCTAAACAACCAACAGCACAGGAAATTGCTGCTGCACAGGACAAGTTTGAGTTTAGGCCTTTTGAAGAGCAAATGAAGCCAAGACAAGTACAACAAGTTGTTCAATCAAGGCCCGTACAACAACAACCAACTGCACTACAACAGATAAACCAATTTATTGACAGACAAACAACAACACCAAAAACACAACCAATAAATCAAGGCATGTTTACCGGCGATCCAGATAGGAAATTAGCATGACATATTTAAACCTAATGAACAGTGTACTACGTCGGTTGCGTGAAGAAGAGACCACGTCAGTCACAAGTACAACCTATAACAAAATGGTTGGTGACTTTATTAACGACGCTAAGAAGTTAGTAGAAGAAGCAACAGACTGGTCTGCTTTACGTGAAACTATTGTTGTAACTACTTCTGCTTCCGACAACAGTTACTCACTGACAGGCAGCAGTGACAACGTAAAAGTCATGTCAGTAATAAACGATACTCAAAATTGTTTCATGGAGTACCAAACTAAAAACTGGTTTAACGACGCGTTGTATATTTCTAATGCAGTAGAAGGTGCGCCTAAGTACTACACGTACAACGGTTTGGACTCTAGTGGTGACACAGAGGTTTTAGTAGGCCCAACACCAGACGGTGTGTACAGCTTGCGGTTTGACGTAATTAAGCGACAGGCTGACTTGAGTGCTAACACCGACACACTGCTAGTGCCTTCACAACCTGTGATACACCTAGCTGTGGCTTTGTTAGCTCGTGAACGTGGAGAAACAGGCGGAACTTCTACTGCTGAATACTTCAGCATTGCTGATAAGTATTTATCTGACGCTATTGCTATAGACGCAGCAAAGCATCCTGAGGAAATGTACTTTAGGACTATTTGATATGGCTCAAGAATTAAAGAGTATCAATCTTGTAGCACCGGCCTTCAAAGGTATTAACACCGAAGATTCGCCGTTGGCTCAAGACCCGTCGTTTGCTGAAATAGCAGACAACGCTGTGATTGACAAACGTGGCCGTATTGCTGCACGTAAGGGTCATAATGTTATTACAACTAACAAGACAGCGTTAGGCTCTAGTACAATCAGGGCTATAAAAGAGTTTGATAGAAGTAGTGGCAGCAACGTAGTTTTGTCTGTAGGTAACAATAAGATATTCACAGGCACGACTACACTTACTGACGCAACACCCGGTAGTTACACGGTTACAGCAGACAATTGGAAGATTGTCAACTTTAACGACAAGGCGTACTTGTTCCAAGCTTCTCATGAACCTTTGGTGTACGACGGGACGTCTGTAGTGCGTTTAGACTCAGTAGCGGGTGCTGCCGGTGTTGTACAAGGTAACGAAGTTTTATCAGCCTATGGTCGTCTCTGGGTAACAGGTGTTAGTGGAAGTCCTTCTATTGTTTACTGGTCTGACCTACTTATTGGCCATGACTACTCAGGCGGCACTAGCGGGTCTATTGATGTGTCAAAAGTATGGCCTGACGGCTATGACGAAATTGTTGCTTTGGCTGCACACAACGGTCTGTTGATTATCTTTGGTAAGCACAGCATTGTTGTGTACCAAGGAGCAGAAGCACCAGCAACAATGACACTGGCTGACACTGTAGCAGGCGTTGGTTGCGTAGATAGAGACACTGTACAGTACACTGGTACTGACGTGTTGTTCCTATCACACACTGGTCTGAAGAGCTTTAGTAGAGCAATTCAAGAAAAGTCAATGCCTATTAGTAGTTTGTCTGGAAACATTACGAAGGACATCATTAATGCGTTACAAACAGAAAACACGTTCTTTAGATCTGCTTACAGTCCTGAAGAAGGTTTCTACTTATTAACCTTTGTAGGTCAAGACAACACCTACTGCTTCGACGTTAGAGGCACGACAGAGAATGGCTCGTATCGTGTTACTCGTTGGCCTTCTACAGGCTTTAGTTGTTATGCACGATTAGACAACGGTGATTTTTATATAGGCACATCTGAAGGCATTAGTCAGTACACAGGTTATCAGGACAACGGTTTAGGCTACCGGTTTAAATACTACAGCCCAAGTTTGACCTTTGGTGACAGTTCCAGAATCAAAATCTTGAAGAAGCTAAAGCCTACACTTGTTGGTGCAAACAACGCAACAGTATTTATGAAGTGGGCGTATGATTTTGAAGGTACGTACGCAACAGCAGAGTTTACGGTGGGGGACCAGATTACTGGTTTCTTCAACGAAAGCGAGTACACAACTGTGGAATTTACAGGTGGTGCTTTGACTAACCAAAGAAGTTTAAATGCAACAGGATATGGAACAAGTGTTGTTGTGGGCTTAGAAGCAGAAATAGACGGCTCACAACTATCACTACAGGAGATTAACGTAATGGCCTTAATAGGAAAGCTGCTTTAACTAGGAGAAAACAATGAGCCTTTTAGATTATTTACTACAACCAGAGGTTGCCGTACCGGGATTTCTTGGTGGGCTTCTGACAAAAGAAGAGTACGACCGGTTGTCTGATATAGGCGAAGAAGCCCTAGTTGGCACAACTGTTCGTGGCCGGGAAGTTCCGGGAGCTTTAGACATTGCTCAAATGGGTCTAGAGCAAACCCAGTTCAGGCCATTTACAGTAACCACTGCTACTGGCGGACAATTCGGCACCCAGATTGATCCTACTACTGGTCAATTCACAACAACTTTGGGTTTGTCTCCTCAGGAACAAATGATGCAACAACAGTTGTTCGGAGGTGCTGGGCAGTTCTTTGAGCAAGCACAGGCCCCTACTGTTGGACGAGAGCAAGAAATTTTTGAACGTATTCGAGCCGTTCAGACTCCTGAAGAACAACGACAGCGTAGAGCATTAGAGGAGCGTTTAGCAGCACAAGGACGGCTTGGTGTACGCACAGCGCAATTTGGAGGTACTCCAGAACAACTAGCGTTGGCTAAGGCTCAGGAAGAAGCACAGAACACAGCCGCTGTACAAGCTATGCAACAGGCTCAAGCAGAGCAGATGCAGCAGGCTCAACTGGGTCAACAGATGTTGGGCGCTAGTTACCTACCTCAGGCACAACTACTTGCTGCTACTCAACCGTCTCAACAACTGGCGTCACAACAGGCAGCACTTCAGCAG